AAATAATATCCGACGACCTAACGGGTCCCTATCGTGTAGTTGCAAGTTGTGCGACTTCTCGGCCACGGTAGCTGAGTTCCACCAGAGAACTGAAACAGATTCTGGAGTGCCTATGCTTAGGGAAGCATGGGCGCGAACCCGCGCTATTTTGGTGGCGTGGGGAGAAGTCCTCGAATTCTGGTGTCCCTCTATCGAAGCGCGTTCTAGGAACGATGCTTGCGCAAGGAGGTCAAAACTAACTGAGAGTTTTGCGAAGACGGCTGCGTTTTTATTTGCAGCGTCATTGGACGGAGAATTTGAGGCAAGCGTGAAGGAGACCGTTACGGTCCTTCAAGCTTGGGCGATGGGTAAGAAAATAGTTTGCAACGAAGAACTATTTTGTTTTTTTGGCCCTCTGAAGCGGTTATTGCGACGTCAATGTAAGAAAGCCTTAGGCTCTATTAAAGTTGACCGCAAGGATTGCAAACCCGCTTTCCAAGAAATGATCCGATCGTTGTACGAAGCCAAGCGCTGCTGCCTAAAGGTAGCAGAATGCGTTGAAGCTAAGGCGATGAAAGATCATAAGGAAGCGATGCAGAGGAAGGATTTAACAGATCCTGAGTTCCTTGATGTAGTGCGCATGGCGACTCGAATTGTATTTCCGGAAGGGATGCAATACGAGCCTGCTTTATGCGTACCGACCTTCTCGGCCTGTTTGGAAAACGGGCGAGGAGACGGCGGGAATCATGGATATGTGAGCGTAGATCGTGACATAGTTTCGTTCGGACTTGGTGCACAGTTGGAGTCGATGTCGAGCGAGCAGGAAACTGCTTGCTTGATAGCTTCTCTTTCTGAGGATCACCGAGTCAAGTACCAAGCGATACCTGAGCCTTGTAAGGTTCGGGTGATCACTAAGGGCAGAGCGAATTTGTACACGGGTTTAAGAAGGTTGCAAGGGTTTATGTTAAGCCAGTGGAAGAAAATGCCGTTCGGGACAATGACCGACTCCTTTGAGGAGCGGTTGAAGTTCCGAATCGAGGATGAAGACCTCATTCAAGATGGGGACCTTAACATTTCAGGCGATTATTCGTCAGCCACTGATAAAATGCACATGGACGTATCTCTCACTATTATGGAGGAGATTCTCAGAAACGTTGGTTTGCTGGGATCTCTTCTAGGTGATTGCGCGATTCGCTCGTTCACCGGGGCACTCATTGAGTATCCTGATGGCGATGTGATTGAGCAGACGAATGGCCAGTTAATGGGTCATCCGTTGAGTTTCGTCCTATTATGTATAGAAAACCTTGCAACTTATATGTAC